GTGTAACGAGCAGACAGCGAGTCGTACAAGTTATCTTCCATTGCCTCTTCGGTAATGGAGAAGCCCATAGCGATAGTCTCGTGGTTGTAACGAGCGGTCCATGCCTCTTGCGCGTTGTCATACGCGATGGCTTGGCCCTCATTCTTCACCGGAGCGGCGCTAAAGCCAGCCAGTTTGGTTTCTTCTTCAAAAGAACGCTCAGACGACTCTTGTTCATAAATTTCTTTATGCTCTTCGCCGTAACGAGCGTACTCCATGCCAAACAAAGCGTTAAGGCCGGGAAGGAGTTCCTTCAGTAGTTGTGCGCGTGAAATTGCCATGATCTAGCTCCTTACAGGCCGACAGCGTTGCTGTAGCTGTGGTATCCGGGGTTGAACTTCACCAGAATGTCAGTGTAGGCGTCACCTACAGTGGAGAAACCAGCCATGTTTACAAAGCCAACGATGCGGAAAGCAGCGGTAGTCGTAACAGCGGAGGAGCCAGCCACAACAGAAGCCGTAGAGTTACCAGTAGAGGTGCTACCAGTAGAAACCGCGCTAGTGGAGAAAAACGTATTTGCGCCGAGAGCAGTCTGCGTGACAGAGCCAGCAGATTGAACTTGGAACACAGTGCGGTCATCATCAACCACAATAGCCACACCATTCAGCGCACCGGATGGGTAGTATTGCGAGTAAACCGTTTGACCTTGGGTGTTGGTATACGAACAGCCAACAAACACACCCACAACGCCGGTATTAGCGGTGCCAATGGGGAATCCATTAGTTGTTGCGTCAGCGCCCGTGGCGGAAGCGATTTCAACATAGCCCGTGGTTTTAACATACACCAAGCTACCGTTATAAACGTTAGCGGCGTAACCAGCGGGATCGAACAAGAAAGAGCGAGTGCTACCTGCATACGGTAGGCCACCCAACTCATTTACGGGTTTAAGCCCGTAGGGAGAAGCGACTGATGCCATTTAAGACTCCTAAGTTAAGTACCGCGCCCGAAAGATACCTTGGTTTGCCGCTCCCGGAAGAGAGGCATACGGGGATCGTTCTCACGCATAAAGTTGTTGTCAACTGAATTCATCTGCCCTTCGGATTGCTGTTGATAAAACGCATCCCGTTGTTTGACAAACTCAATAGGTGTTTTGCAAAGGATCAAGCCGCCGATTTCAATGCTATCTGGAACGTTAGTCTTAGCGCCCATTAGCTGAATCTCAGGATGCTCTGAAGCCTTTACTGGTTCCCAACCCTCACGCATCTTGGAGGAAACGTTCATGGGATCAGCGTTACCGAGCGTACTGGTGCGAATCCAACGAAAAGCATAGCCTTCTTCCGGGTGTGGATCAGGCAAAAGCTGTGGGGGCATCCATTGTTTTGGACGCTCCATCGTTGAACGAACTTCAGTATCACGAGTTGTACGGGGTCCAGTCATTTTCATTTCCTCATTTCGTTAGCAACCTGTCGGGCATACAGTTCCAGTGGAACTCCAAGCCTTTTGGCGATATTCACTTGTGTTTGCGTAAGAACGACTTTTCGGGGCGCAGTGCTTCGCGTGGCCGGTGCAACCACATTCTGTTTATTGGTGCGCTGAGTAGGAGCATCAGCGGTTTCCTCTGAGTCGAATTTCTCTGGAAACACTTGTCGCACACGAGCATTTACTTTATTGTAATACTCGTCTGATTGAGGATCAACTCCAGACTTAACCAACTTATTATGTAGGCCAAGTGCAAAGCTGGTCATTTCATCATCAGAGCCAAACCAGTCATTTTCTCGCTGCCATGCTGCTGCCTTTTGATCAGTAGTAGCATGTTGTGGTGTTTGTACCACAGGTTTATCTTCTTGTAAAGGAGCTGGTTTAAAGTTATTTACTCTTTCAGCCTTGATCTTTACTGAGGTCATTTTCTCCTGCGCGGCAACTAACGCATCGGAATCACCTGATTCGTAAGCTGCTTTATATTCGCGCTTAACCTCTTCCAGTTCATTAGCCACGACTTTCTTGGCTTGCTCAAGTAGTGCTTGTTGCCCTTGGTTCAGGGAACCTTTCAGTTTGCGGTTCTCTTCCGCAATAGCCTGAGCGGCATGAACGGCCTCTTCGCGCTCTCGCAGCGCAGCTTCTTTTGCCCTGCGTTCTTCGTGGTAGCCCTTGGTAAAGTGCTTGATCCGCTTCTTGGCACTCTCGGAGTACGCCTCAAGCTCTTCGTCAGTAGGGTCTACCGGCGCTTCAGTCATTGGTTTACGGTTGCGATCTGCGGCGGGGGTATCGTCGATAATCTCAACTTCAGGCTCAGGAGTTACAACGCGACCACCTTCACGGGGGTTCTTTGCTTCTACTTCGTCTGGAAACTCAAACGTGGTTTTTTCAATTTCAGCCATGATTTTTCTCCTGCTCACTAAGTTTTTCTTTTAACGCATATCCCATTAGCGGCCAAATCTTATCAATGGCATTAGCTCGGGCAATTTTTTGCCCAATATCTGCGTCAAAATTTTCAGGACTAGCGCAAGCGGACTCACCTGTTACGGTGTATCCGTTACACAAAACTAAAACGCAAAATGTCAATAACTCCAATGCTTTGTCACCCGCATCACCATCCGCCTGAAGAGCGCCTTCGGCTGCAGTAAAGTATGTTTCGTAACGAATGTTCCCCTCAATATCATTAGGGGTAACCCGTGGGGCTGTTAAACCTTTAGCTTGTATTTCCTGCTCAATAGCGTCATCATCGGTGCGTGGGGATTGAATGTGGTGCATGATTACTCCTTAAACGCGCTGGACGCCACGGGGGTCATCAATAGTTGCTTCAACAGAGTCATCATTAATGAGTCTGAATTCGCGCCCGTGGATTTTCATTCGCGTCCCAGAGTTAGGACGAACAATTACAAAATCACCGACTTCGCACGATGGCCCAGAAGGGAATCGCTTTTCGTCTTTAAACGCATCAGGACCAATCTTCATCACAAATAGCACGGGGGATAGAAGCTCCTCGTACATCATTGTCTGTCCTGCTTTAATTAACCCGCCCTCATACTCTTCCTTGGCTTCAGGCAACATACACAGCAAGTGATATGTCTTAGGCTCAGGAATTTGGCTGGCTTTATCCTCTGAAGTTTTGCCAAGCACCCCCGAAAGGTCCACGGCTTTTACATCAAATTCAGTCATCTTGAGATTTCTCCAATTTTCGTCGCAGGTCTTCTAGCTCGGTTTTTGCAAGGTTTAGACCGTGGATAACCCCGCAAATTCTTTGGTACTCACCAAAGTCCTTACAGTTACCACGTGTCAACGCAGTAACGTAGTGTTGCTCATGCTCGTTGAACTTCTTCTCAATCAGGTCAAGTTCAGTCATCTTTTGTTAGTGGTTTGTTGCTTTGCAGCATTTTTAAATGGGCCTGCTGTTGCTGGTGCAGGAGTTTCTGTTGGTGTACTTGACCGCCGTGAGCCATGCCTTGAGCGTGTTGCTGCTGGCCTTGCTGTAGCTCTTGGGCGTGTTTCTGTTGCATCATCTGCATCTGAGCTTGTTGGACTTGCATCTCTTGCTGGTGACGCGCAGCGATCATCTCTGGAGTCTCGCCGTTCCTCATAGCTAACTCATCTTTTTTAAGCTCTAGTTCTGCCTGTTTGATAGCTAAATCGCCATCGACCTTCTTAGCCTTAGTCTGGGCTTCTTGAGTCTTAATCTGCAACTCAGCTTGTTGAATCTGAACAAGCGGGTCTTGTGCAGCCTGTTGAGCTTGCTGTTGTTGAGCTTGCCCTTTGCTTTGAGCCAGAACCTGTGCCGCTGCTTGAGCCACGATCTTGGACAACTGAACTTCCACCTCTGGAGGTAAGTCTTCATTAGGCGGAGGCATTGGTACGCCAAGCTGCTCTTCAACTTTCTTCCGATAAGCAAACGCCAAATGCTCAGATACGTGAGCCATGATTTCCGCTTGCATCTTGGCTGCTTGTGGGCTTTGACCAATCTGAGCCATCAATAGCGGGTCTTGCATCATTGATGTATGTACAGCAATGTGAGCATCGTGGTCCTGAACCATAAATGCTTTAGTCGGTTTACCAGTGAGAAATGCCATGTTCTCGGATACTGGATCGCGGGGTTTCATGTCGTCTTCAACTGGGACTAGCTTCTCGGCGTTTTTAATCCCAAGAACTTCCAGCATCTGCCGGTGCAGTTGGGGTAGATCGTAAATCTGTGGTGCGCCTTGGGCTAACTGGATAGCAGCTTGGTACTGCATAACCCGTTGAGCCATCGTGGAACTGTTGGGATCACTGACAGGAATGACCTCAACCATGTCGTAGTCGGACTGTTTAGCTTTCCGATCTGCCCCATTGGGATCGTATTCATACTCATCCGGGGCGTTGTCCCGAATAATTGCGGACAGAAGTTTAAACTCCTGTTTCATTGACGCATGAACCCGCGCTTGAACGGCGCTCATGGTTTTTAGCGTTCTTTCCAGCAGAGCAAGGGTAGTCCCGACAGGTGCATTAGCACTCATGTCGCTGATATTCATATCAGAGATGGAGCCTAGCCGACGGGCTTCGTCAGTAATCTGATTAAGAAGAGCCAACAGGGTTTGACTTGGCTCTTTATAAGGCAGAGCCATGATGTTGTCGCGTACCGTACCGGAGGCAACGTCAACATCTCGGAATTCACCCGGAGCAATGGGGGTATCGTCACCCTTAATCCGCAATCCCTTGGTTTTTAGACCACCGGGCAGGTTAGATAGCGTACCTGCATCGACTAATTGACGAATAAGGGACGTTCCTGCTCTAGCGTAGCCACCAATCAGGTTAATCAGACCAAATCCATAGGGTCCAAAGCCGGGAATGTACGTGTATTGAACAAAATGCTGCCGACGAATGTACTTTTCGTCATCTTCTTCCCAGTTTCTACGGATTGCAAGGACTTCACTGGTCCCTCGTTCAATAGTAACTACATAAGGCAAAGCAATTCCATCTTCATCTTCATAACCGGGCATGTCCCAGTCAACGTGAATCTCTAATAGTTGATACCTATCGTCATCTGTAACGCTATAGCCTTGCTCTTCGGCTTTTTTCTTCTCCACATCGGTGGAAATATGCACAGGTTCACCCAATTCCACATCCCTGTAGAACTTAGCTACCTGTAATTTGCGTACTTCGTTCTCCGTTTTACGCATTACATGGGTAAC